GACCCTCCTGTCGTAGGGGTTCCTGGGGTAGAACTTCCGTCATTTACTAGATAAAATTTAACTCTTGCGGTTACTTTTGCATTATCTGCAGAGACGTCAGCATTCTCATCAATAGTACCAAGTTTTGTATCTGCCGCAGAGTCTAGGGCTGCTAAACCATCCCCTGCGTCTATGGTATTGACTTCGGCGCTCTCCTCATAGTTAAAAATTAATGTCTGCTCTGTCCCAGTAGGGGTGTATGACTCACCCAATGAATCACTTGTTATTTGATAGTCATCTAAATAAGTAGTAGCACGGGTTAATGATCCAGACGCAAACCACTGTCCGTTCATACGCACTGATCTGTAACCAATTAAAGTTATATATATTTTATAAGTAAATTCTGTACCACTGTCTTCTTTAAATACTTTAATAAGGTTAGATAATTCAGTTTGCTGTGAAGAAGACGACTTAAATGCACTGGATGCCATAGTATACTTATGACTTCCTGTAACATAGCTTATCAACAATCTAGCTTGATTATCAAATCGGTAATCTGTCCCTCCCCATTCAATTACCCCAGAAAAACCAAAAGAATCATAGTTGTCTTTAAACGTAGCCTCTGCTACTAAATACCAGCCGGTTGGGGCTTGTGAATTTGTAATTAAAACTGTAGCTGGAAATGCCGCAGAAGGGAAGATAACCTTATCATAAACTCCTGTATCATAAGGCGTATCAGTAACCCCCGTCCACGGCACACTGTTCGCCTCAGCAGCAGTTATTGCCACTGAACTACCAGTAACCCCCGTACTGACCGGGTGTACCGCACTAGAATGCTTTGTAGTGTCCTTAACTACTACCCAATAGTAATTAGTAGCCGCTCCATCGAAAGCGTCTGTGAACGTCCCTGTAGTGGATGAGCCTACTAAATCGGCTGCTGCTTCACTAACCCAGGTAGACGTACTCTGGCGGTATACCAGTGTCTCTTGATAATCTAGATCAGAAGAGTCTGTCCAGGTTAGGTCAACTCGGCCTTCAAGTGTAGTGGTAGCCGCTAAAGCTGAGGCAGTTCCAGGATTAGAAGTTTTACCGATGATTGTATGCGCGGTTAAAGCCTCGTAAGAGCCCTTATACCCACCTTTTGTATTTACGCCATATACTCTGACATCGTAGTCAACTCCTTCCTCTACATTCGGGATAACCATTTGAGTAACCGTTTCTGTACCGGTATACCCAGCTGGATTCCATATAGAGTCAGCCGACTTTTTATAGGTTACATAAAAGTCATCTATATACGTGTTAGAAGTAGACCATTCAACTAATAAACTAACGACTAAACTACCGTCTTGAGAAGTGGTTAAAACTGTTTCATCAGAGGTTAAAACCAGGGGAGAGTCTATGGTTAAATCAGCCAGTACCCCTTCCACTCCTGTAGTGTTATCAGGCTCCTTAACGCTAAAGTGCGAGGTAGTATCTCTGGATTGTAACCAGTAATAATAAGACCCAAAATTAGGGGTTGTATCGGTATACTCTTCCTCGCCTTTACGGGGTCGAGCTATTACGATTGCGTTAGAAAAAACTGCATCCTCAGAGCGCCAGACTATTAAACTGGCTAGATCCAGGTCGGTAGCATCATCCCAGGTTAGTTTTAGCCTTCCGTCATCGGTTACGCTTGTGGCCAGGTTAGTAGGCGGGTTAGGGTTAGAGGTTTTACCTATGACCGTATGGTTAGTTACTTCTGCCCACTCACTGTGAATTCTCGCTGAGTTTATGGCCCGTATTCGAACATCGTAATTAGTGGCTTCAACAACGTTTGGAATGTAAGTCTCTACAATTGATACAGAGCTGGGGGACGCAGCGTGTATCCATTCATCGTCAGTGTCTGCTGATTTTTTATAATCCACCTCATAGCCGCTAACAAATATATTAGCAGAAGCTGTCCACGAAGCTTTTATATTAACCACTAAACTGCCGTCTTGAGAAACAGTTAGTACTGTTTCATCAGACTCCAGGGAAAGTCCGGTCACTGCAGGAATGGTATAGGGGTCTGGCAGATTAGTGTCTGACGGAGTTACATACTCATCCCCTAATTCGGGGTCATACACTGAACGCTCATGCTCAGACACTGTAACGGAAATATTACCGTCGACCTGCAGTATCATATTAATGATTTTAAACTGCTTTAGGTTGCTCCAGCCTGGCGTTGAGTGGGTAACCGTTACGATACTCCCAACTTTTACTTTGAGCGCCTCAGGAGTGGATAAGAAGGAAGCTGTGATCTGTTGACGAGAAGCCTTCATTACCGTGTTTACCATATCCCTGATACGATACTTGTTAGTCACCCCTTCATAATTAATCGCTTTCTGTAAAAGCTTCCCACTGTCAGCTGTTCTGTAGGCCGTAGATTCAACCACCTCGTAAGCCGTTAAATAAGAATTGTCTTCGTCAGGGAACGTAGCCTTAACCCGGTTATACCGAGTGCTTATGTCTCCTGCTTTAAAGTTCCACCCACCCAAAATATTATCAGTGTTAAAATCAAAATAGGTGCCAGAAGTAATCGTGGCAGTGCCAGCGTCATCGGTTAAATCATCAGTAACCGTAAACGTAGTGGCGCTGTCAATGGACGCAACTGTGTACACGCCATCTTCTGCGGTCACCGTTAGTCCAGAAATTTCTACATCTCGCCCAACCTGGAGGTCAGTGGTGTCCCCTACGGTTAACTGGTTAGATGTGACATCAGTTATCGTATCGTTATAGTCGTTTAAACTGTAGTCAGAATGGGTGTAATGCTTGTCAATGATCAGAAAAAATTGTCCATTGATATACGGCATGCGTCCACGACAAGTAGCCAGGATGGCTTTAATGTTATCCATTAACGAACGCTCGGTCTTAGTGATAATGTTGCACTCAAATCTTTTGTGCTGAATAGCGTCCCCATCATAGCGATCAATTAACTCATCACAATAAGCCGCTGCGGCAATAAACGAATCAATGTTTATATCTACCCCATCAACAATGCTCAGCCCTTTTCCATAGATATCATTAGTCAGCATGTCAAACAGGATATGAGCAGGGTTAGTGCTATAGACTCGGGTTTCAGTGGGCAAAATGGCAAAGTTTAAAACTTTACTACCTTGAATCAAAAAGCTCATCTCTGGTACCCCGCCAAAGATGTCTTGATCGTATTCAAATTTTATAGCAGCAGCTGCAGTACCCAGTAGCAAATGTTCATTTGTCCACTTTGGGTTATTAGTGGAGTCAGCCGTTTGTAACTCAGTAAACGGTTGGGTTGCCTGATCACCTAAAGCAGTGTATGGGGTTATCAAAGAATTGAAAAAGAGGTCATTGTAAACAACGTTGTCTGCATAAATCCCAGCAATAGCTTCGATGGGGGAGTAAGCGTCTGCCAATGAGTACACCATCCACAAATCCTGATTAGCCCCTGTAGAGGTTATATAAATGGGAGTCCCTCCCACTATTCTTTGGCCATAAATAACAGGCAAGAACTGAACCGCTCCGGCTTCTGTTTGCCTAACCGCAGTGTTCATATCAATGCGGTAGTTGCCTAATGCCTGATAATAATCTCTTATGTTATAGTCTTCATCCAGATATCCCTCATCAATAAGAGTCTGAACGGGTACAGGTATTGCTCGGGTCCCCTCTGTCTGATACTTATCAACAAAATCGCTCTGATCATTAGTAGTAAAGGTTATATCAACCATTAGTGGTTCCCCATCTAACATCGGTCTTTAATTGGTAAGCAAATTCAAACCCTAAATCAGTCGGGGGTACTGGACCCTGAGTCAGCGTTAGAAATGACGTTTGATCTTCCTGGTTATTACGGCGTCCTGCAGTCCCGTTAAAATCAGCCAAAGAAGAAGCCGTGTCCCAAGTTAACGTAGCAGTGTCGTTAGGCGATTCATTCAAAGAGAACGAACGAATCCTTCCTACATAAATCAAGACTGGGTCACCTATCACAGTATAGTCACTCGTATCCATTAACCCTCGATAAAGCTTTATCTTTTTATCAATGGTGTCTTCTGACAAAGCTATAGCCAAACCAGCCTGACTCACCCCTGACCTGACAAACTGCATAGAGCCCACAGTCATGGCCTGACTCTCGGTTACTCGGCCAAAGGTAAGTTCTCCTTGTACGGCACTATATAGTTGTGAACCATCCCCCTGCTTCAGGTCTATGGTCAGGTCAGAGTGGGCCGTGGTCAAACGTTCCACTGTGTCCAGATGAAACTCTATAAAATTTATGATGTATACGCCGTCTTTCTCAAGCTCAGCGGCTGTAGCAGCGTCTATTCCGTCTCTCACTAAACTACCTCAATAAGTTCCATGGCGAAGTTGTACAAAAAGGGGCCAGACACACTGTATTCAGTGGTATCGCTCTTAAGCTGTACAGTAAACGCAACATTTGTTTTTGTCAGGGCCTCATTATTGGCCGGGGATTCCATTAGAGGAGGTTGAAAGGTTAAGGTCATGTCCCCCGACCCATCAGCGGTTGCATTCTGAGTCAACATATACACTTTATTATGGCCAGCCAGCGTAAACACATCCCCGATTTTAAACGTAGTAGAAGCTGTCCAACCTTTTGTGTTTAGCGTAGTGCCTACCTGGCTTCCAAGGTCAACCAAAGGAGTACCCGCTGCGGCTCCTCTGGGGGTAGCTAAATCCGGAGAGACAAACGTAAACGTTTCAAATCGTCCTTGCTGCTCCAGCAAGAACCCCAGAATTGGCATGTACTGATCTTTCGATAACGTGCTTGGAAAGTGGGCTGATAGCGCCCACTTTTGTACCCCCAATACCCTGACGTTTCTTCTGCCAGACTGGGCTATATCCTCCAGGGTCGGAGTTATAGAACGAATTGATACACTGGAAGGAAGTGTTCCTGTTGGAAAAGCACCACTCATCGTAACGGCCCTCCAGAAACTCCTCGTTCATCGTAAGAGTCCTGCATTATTTTTGTCAAAGTGGAACTCCGATTAACTAATAATTGATCAACACCTGCAGCATCCACAGCATTAACTGTTAGGTTCATAACCATTATTGGCTGATCTGACCTTCCCGCTGCCTCTGGAGTAGTAGGCAGTGGCACTGTCTGATTAAACAGAGCGTCTGACGGCGGAGCAGTAGGCTCTTCAGGGGTTGTAGTAGTGGCCGAGGGATTGACCGTAGTTCCGCCTGTTGAGGAAGAAGCCGCTGCCCCTCCGCCGAACTTAGTAGCTTTAATTGCTTTCACTTGAGCCATACCTCCGGCCAATACCAAAGCAGCGAAAGCAGGGCCAAGTATAGGGCCGTATGACCAAGCATCAGCCACACCTTTATAGGTAGATATTAAGGCTTGGGCGATACTAATAGCCTTGTGTGCCTCAAAGGCTTTACGGCTATTCTTAGCCTCTTCCGCTAACATGGCTTTACCGTTAGCCATCATCCCGGCTAAATCTCCAGCCCTGGCTGATTCAGCTAAGTCAAAGATAGCGCCGTACTGACCGCCATAGGCTTCATACATCTCTTTACCTTTAGCTATCTGCATTTGCTTTTTACGCTCTTCATATTCTTCAGCAGATAAATACATCTTATTCTGAGCATCTAGCTGTAACTCATACTGGGCAAAAAACAAAGCTTCTAACTGATCCAATTCAGTGGCATGGGCCTTGTCTATCTGTTCAGGTCCTGTCATGAGGCCTGTTTTAATTTCTCTAGCTTCATCCTTGATCTCTGTCTCCATCAGAAGCTTTTGCGCGTTAACTATAGAAGCTATAGCTGTGGCTTCTTTTTGATAAGCTACAGTTATGGCTAATATCTGTTTTTCAAACTCTTTTGCCTTACTGGCGTATTTATCCGCGTATGCGTCTGCAGCCCCTTTTGTAAGCACCTCAATGTGCTGCTGAAATTCTGTGGTTAATACTCCCAGGGAATTAGCGCTCACTTCTATACTGGCCATAGTAGCTTCAAACGGGTTTAATTCTTTCAAGCTCTCTAAAGCCGCAATTTGCTCCAGTGTTGACTTAACCGATCTTTGTTGAGCTGTCACTAACAACTTATAATCTGAGGTTATAGCTTTAACCTCAGCACCGCTTAAGCCGGTATAGGCCCCTCTCCCTGTTCCAGGAACAGGGGCATTGGCTCCTTTAGCGTCTTCTTCTGCTTTAAGTTTTTCTGCATACGCAGCTAAGTCAGCTCGTACAGCTGCATTTTTAGCTTTTGCCTCTGCTATTGCCGCAACCTTATTAGCAATCCTCGCATCTCTTTCCGCTAGTATCTCATCGCTTATAATTCCAGCTATTTTTAATTGTGCGCTTTGTTCTTCTCTGGCTCTTTTAAGCTCAGAATTGAGCTGCTTTAAAATGCCTTGATGCCTAGCATTAGCCTTGTTTAATTTCTCAACAGCTTCAGCTTCTCCCCTGCGGTCCAGCATAGCTCGCCTCATTGCCTCTAGCTTATTATTTACCTCATCAAGGCCCAGGGTTTTAGCTGTATCAGAAAGCTGTAAAAACTTTCTAGATAGCCAATTAAACATAGGGTCAAGAGCTGAATATAGTGCTTTTGACAGCCTCATTCCAAGGGCCATAAACCAATTAGACATCTTCTCAAGCTTTATCTGTAGCTCCATACCCCAGGATTTAAAATTACTTTGTATAGTGCCTAAGCCTAAGCCTATAAATTTTGCCATAGCCGTTATATTAGCTGGAAAGTCTCTCAATGCCGTACCAGCAGAATCTAAAGAGTCAGATATAACCTCAGAAAACCCGTCCCACATTAGTCCTGCCACAGTCAGTGCAGTGCCTATTTCTGTTATAACCCCAGGTATGCCAGTTAGTATTCTTTTCCAATCTTCCCAGTGTATTTTTGAGCTATCTACAAAGTTATCTATATTAACACCTTCTCTCACTAAATCAGTCATGCTCTTGACCACAGAAGTCATAGACTCCCCTACTTTATCAAAGGCTCTAGTAGCCTTCACAGACAGTACAGAGGTAAACTTTTTCCATGTGTCTATAAGATTTTTCTCCATCTGCTCCCGCATTCGGTTAGCCTCTCCAGATACGTTTTCCATACCTTTTTGTAAGGTTTTAAGTTTGCTGACTCCTCCCACAATCCCAGTAGCTAAATCTTTCCATATAGCTATCATTCCCGGGGCGGCTCTGGCTCCAAATATTTGAGCTAGATCAGGAGCATTAACCCCTGCTACAGTTAGCTCTTCCATGACCTTAACCATGGACTTCATTTCTCCGGAAACCTCATCTCGTATTGACACGCCTAAATCACTAAAAATAGTTTTAACCTTGTCTGTAGGCTTCAATAAGTTAATAAAAGATCTACGCATAGTGGTGCCTGCGCGGCTTGCCTTAATTCCAGAGTCAGCCATTACCGCTAACATAGCCGCCATATTTTTAAAGCTCTCACCAGCCGCTGCAGCTACTGGAGCCGCATAGGATATGGCAGAGCCTAACTGAGTAACTGAAGTATTCGAATTAGTAGCCGTAAACGCTAGAGTATCCACTACCATTTCGAGATCAGTAGCCTGTAGCCTAAACCCAAACATTGAATTAGCTGCTATGTCTGCGGCTTTTGACATCTCCATTGATCCAATAGCTGCCAGGCTTAATACATGCGGCAGTGACGAGGCTAGCTGCCCGGTCTTCATACCAGTCTTTGCTAAGATTGTGGCAGCGTCAGAGACCTCAACTGTTGTAAACTTAGTAGTTTCAGCCAGCTCCAGCATTTGGTTAGTAAGCCCTTTTAGCTGCTCTTTTGACTCTCCCATAATGGCCGCAGTTTCAGCCAGGGAACGCTCAAATAAAGAACCCACAGTTATTATTGCCGCAAGTGCTTTAACAAAAGAATACACCGCTACTGCGCCCACCAATGTGTGAGCAGTAAACAGACCCATTGAATGCCCGCTGGCTAATAAGCCAGCCCTGAACATAGCTGCTGCCTGGCTTGTATCGACTAAAGATTTTTCCAGCTCTTTACTAGACCGCGCAGTCTTCTTCATTTGAGTAGCTGCTTTTTTGGCAGCCTGTCCATCTCTTTTTAATGCTGCTGTATTTTTAGTAGCTGCAGTTGCTGATTTTTGATAATTCTTAGCCAAGCGCTCTATCTCTGCAGACAGCAGCTTTATGTTAGCGTTAATCTGTCTCAGCTCAGAAGTAGACCCGGTATTTATGGTCATCTTTTTAGCGGATAGTTCTATTGTTCTTGCTACAGCTTTATTAAGTCGGTTTATTTGAGTAGTGGCCTCTTTGGCAGAGGCCGTGTCAACAGTAAACTTTACCGCCCCGGTAGAGCCTTTCAACGTATCTGAAAGCTTTATAAATTTGTTTATTCGAGTGGCAGCGGTTAACAAATCGCGGGTATTAACTCGTACTTTTATAGCCGCCCGAGCTTCTGCCCTAAAGTTCTTTATCGCCGTTTGAGCCTTCCCTACTTCTTCCTTAAGTCGTTTAACATTCTTTATAGCCGCAGTAGTCTTTACCTCAGCATTGGCAGCTTTTGATAGCCGACTTATTGCTGTGGTTAACTTCTGTACTTCTTTGTTGGCATTGTCAGTGGTTATCTTTATTTCATAAGGCATGACAAACTCGGCGAGGAAAAATGATTATTACGAGTGTAAACCATTTACTTGGTCTTTGCTATTTTGTTCATCTCGACCTTTCGCTTATTGAGCACCACTTCTATAAAGGCAGCATCACACGATGAGATCATGGCCCAATAGCGGAGGCGCTCTGCCCCGTTAAACTCCTGGATACAGTCACAGTAACCCATCACATCTGTAAACGTGATGGGGTTTATGACATGATCTGTGTTTTGCCGTCCAGCTGAGAGAATATTAAACGCTTCGTTATAGACAGCGTTTTCAAGTGATAAGACAGGCCGATTTTCGAGAGCAGGAGGCATGACCCCTGTCCTCTCATAGTGGTCGTGCAAAGTTTTGAGGTTCTTTTCAGAACCCCAGGTCATCCCCCACTCTATGACTTTTTTAAGTTTTTTGCATCCTTAGCATCTTTTTCGAGCAAATAATTATCACGGTTATCGGCATACTGTTCAATGTCTGCCCGAAGATCGTCATGCTCTTCCATAAGTTCTTTAGCCAAAGGCTCAGAATATTTAACCAGCTCCCCGTCGAGTGTAACCCCTTTCCAATCAAGCAAGAGATGAACAGCTGTCGCTTCAAGCATTACTTTTTCGGACAGCTTCTCAGCTAACTTTGAGTCTTCCTTCGAG